AGTATACGTAACGACAAACACTAAATTACCCAATGGTGGGTACAGAGATATTTCTGATTGCGAAAGATTTGGAACTCCCTACATCCTTTTCGAAAACCCCAGGCAAATAGAAGTAAATTCACTGCCATTTATTTTTACCGTTGAGAAAAAATTAAAAGGCATGACATCAAAAGACTATTTATTATTAATGGGTGATCCAGTGTTAATCGGCATTGTTTGTGCAGTCGCTGCAAAAATCACAAATAATAATTTTAAGGTCTTGAAATGGGACAGGGAGAGTGCTATATATATTCCTATAACAATAGAATTAAAATAAGGAGAATAAAATGGGTCTACTTGATAAAGCAATTGAGCAATCTAAAGTTAGTTCTTTAGACAGTTCAGATGTAAAAGATCTCGGTGATGCTTGTAATGAACTAAACAATGTTCGCAAGTCTATCGTCGACAAAGAAGCAGAGATTAAAAGTCTCAAAGACAGAGAGTTTCAATTAGAAAACGAAGTGATACCTTCGATGATTGAAGGAGCCGGAGTAAAATCTCTTACTCTAAATGATGGCTCAAAAGTTTCCGTCAAAGATCAACTACGTGCAAACATTACTATGGAAAACGAAGACTATTGTTTTTCCAGGTTGCAAGAACTAGGACTTGATGATGTCATCAAGAACGAAGTAAAGTTGACCTTTGGTCGTGGTCAAGATTCCGACGCTACTAATTTAATTACAGAGTTACAAGACAGAGGTCTGTATCCGAGTAATAAAAAGGCAGTGCCCTGGAATACACTCTCCAAATTATTAGAGGAACAGATTGCCAAAGGTTCGATGACATCTGTTGATCAAGAAAAGTTTGGAGTTTACACCTTTAAAAAGGTGAAGATCGAATCGAAAAAATAACAAGGAAAAATAAAAAATGAGCAATACAAAAGCAAATGGTGCAGTCACCACAAAGACTGAAAAGCTACCTGCTATGAACTTCGAGAACCTCGAACAGTTCGCAGGTACTGGATTAGATACCATCACAACAGATGATATCGCAACACCAAGACTCAAAGTCTTGGCACAAATGTCACCAGAGTTGGAAGAGATTGATGGCGCAAAAGCCGGAATGATCTTGAACTCAGTGAGTAAGAAAGTCTATTCAGGTAGCGACGGAATTAATGTTGTTGTCTGTGGCTTCGAGAAAGTTTGGTTAGAATGGACAGACAGAGGCAAAGGTGCTTCTGCTCCCGTTAATATCTTTTCAGCGAAAGATAAACCAAGCAATGCAGTACGTGGAGATGACGGTAAATTCCGTCTCGAGAACGGTAACTATTTAGAAGAGTGTGCAAACTTTTATGTGCTTCTTCTTAATGGCGGAGTAGCTCCAGAACCTGCAATCATATCAATGAAAGCAACGCAGTTAAAAGCTGCGAGAACTTGGGCTTATAGTTTGAAGAATGAATTCATTCAAAATCCGAAAACTAAAAAGCTTTTCTTAGCGCCTTCCTGGTATCGTGTTTACAATCTAACTACTATCAAACAACAGAACGACAAAGGTTCTTGGTATGGTTGGGTCGTCAACAAAGGTGATTTCCTAGAGAGCGAAGGAACTTTTGATATGGCTGCGAACTTCAACGAGTCAGTCAGAAAAGGTATTGTGAAACCTAAGTATGATGACGAAGCGGAAAGTTCAAGTGGTTCTGAGGATATTCCGTTTTAATGGACCAAAAGGTATCTAAATTTAAAGATATCTTTTCTGGGTTGGAGCGTGCTCATGGTGTGTTCCAACCCAATGGAAAGGTTAAGGAGAATGGCAAAAGGGAAGGTGATGCCTGGATAAATAAAAAACCCGTTGAGGATTCTTTATGGGAAAGGCATCTAGAAGGGGACTGGCCTAGCCTTGGTATCATTCCTATTAATGAAAAGAACGAATGTCGTTGGGTAGCTATTGATGTAGATGAATACCCAATCGATCATGCAAACATTGTTAAAACTTTAAAAGAAAAAAACTTACCATTCATTACTGCCATTTCTAAAAGTGGTGGAGCACATTTATTTTTATTCTTCAAAGAACCTATTTCTTCGGAGATTGCACACAACAAGATAAAAGATTTAGCATCTCGTTTAGGATACGGTGGATGCGAAACATTTCCTAAACAACCTAGCTTGGGTAAAGAAGCGACCGGGAATTTTTTAAACTTACCTTACCACAACGGATTAAACTTCAGTGATCGATATGCTTTCAGTGAACAAGGCAATGCCCTGAGTCTTGATGAGTTTTTAGAAGAGGTAGATAAAAAATCTTTAACGCTAGAAGAATTTAAAAATCTAAGTTTAGCTCCAAAAAAGCAAGTAAAATCGCCATTTTCTGACGCTCCTTTTTGTATCGAAGCGTACCTCGATGAGAATAAAAAAGTTCAACAAGGCAGTAGAGATAACATGCTCTTTCACTATTCTGTTTTTGCAAAGAAAAAATACGGTGAAAGTTTTGCAGAAGAAGTTCAAAAGTTTCATCACAATTATTTCGAAGAGCCTCTTGCTCCTGCACAGATAGAAAAAATTATTAGACAAGTAGAGAAAAAAGATTGGGGCTACAAATGTAATGACCAACCTATGTGTGCGTTTTGTAATAAATCAAAATGTCGAGTGAGAAAGTATGGTATCGGGGAAACAAATGAAGTTTCAGATATTGATAATGTATTTCAATATGGTGAAGGACTAGATAGTTTTTATGAGATGACCGTGAACGGTGAACATAAATTAGTTGTAGGTGTTCAAGAACTATACGAACAAAGTAAATTTAGAATGCATTGTCTTGCAAAAATTTCAATGATGCCACCCAACATGAGAAGAAGTGATTGGGATCAATTTATTTTGGGTATTGTTTCTAAAGCAGTAAAGGTCAAAGAGTTTGAGATGTCACCCGTCGGTAGATTAAAAAACTATTTAACAAAGTTTATTGTCAACCAAGGTAATGCTTTAAGTATGGATGACATCGTCAATGGTTCGTGTTTCACGAGCGAAGAAGAGGGAAGAGTTTTCTTTCGACTAGATCAATTCCAGGAGTACATGAGAAATAAAAGATTGCCTGCCATTGATGAAAACAAATTAGGAATTTATTTAAGAGAGATCGGTGGATCAAGCACCAAGAGAAAACTAAATGGTAAGCCAGGTCTTCTTGTTTGGTATGTTGCTTCAAAAGATTTTAACAATAGGATTGAACAGATTGATGAATCAGAGATAGAAAGAACGGAGCTAGAACCATTCTAGAAAAAGTTTGTAAAATTATTGGACCGCCAGGGACAGGAAAAACTACTACATTATTAAACATTGTAGAGAAAGAATTGTCCATGGGCCGTGAGCCAGATAGAATCGGTTACTTTTCTTTTACAAGGAAAGCCACAACCGAAGCGATTAACAGAGCAGTCAGTAAGTTTGATATTGAAAGAAAAAATTTAGAGTGGTTCAGGACTCTTCATTCTTGTGCATATCGTTGGCTTAATCTTAGTCCTTCCGACATCATTGGTAAGAACGAATTCTTAGAATTATATAAAGAAACAGGGATTGATTTACACGATAGTATTAGTTCTAAAGATAATTTTACAGGGAGTGAGGGAGATGGATTTAGTTTACTTGATTTATATCGGGTAAAAAATACTAGCTTAGAAAAGGAATTATACGACTCTGGTATTCATGTTAAAGGCGGACTGAATAGATTACTCATAGCGGACAAGCTCTACCGTGTGTTCAAAAAAAGAAAAGGCGTGATGGATTTTACCGACATCATTATGAAGTTTAATAAGATAGGTCTCAGTCCTAATCTAGGCGTTGTTATTATTGATGAAGTCCAGGATCTCAAACCGATTGAATGGGATATGGTTCGTATTATGATGCAAAAGGCAGAGAAAGTTTATTTAGCCGGTGATGATGACCAAGCAATTTATTCTTGGAGTGGTGCGGATGTTTCACAATTAATTAATCTTCCTTGTAAAACAGAAGTATTAAAACAGTCTTATCGAATACCAAACAAAGTATTTTATAAAGCCAATAAATTAATATCGAGAGTGAGTTCTAGAATTCCTAAAGATTGGAAACCTAGAGAAGAAGACGGGGAAATGAGAAAGGCTAGCTTTCAAAGTTTAAATTTAGAAGAGGGTGAATGGTTAATCCTAGCCAGAACAAATTATTATATTAATGAAGTAGCAAAAGATTTAATGCAGAGAGGATTGTTCTTTGAGAAAAATAATTCTCTTTCTATTAGTGAAGCCACTTTATCTGCTTATCGTTCATGGACTTCTTTACAAAAAGGACAAGAGCTAACTTATGATCAAGTAAAAAAAATGTATCCATATATTCCAACAGGACAACTTGGAATTACTCGAGGTATGAAAAAGATGACCGGAGCAAAACAAGATGAGAAATATTCTTATGATCTTTTGTCTAAGGCGTGGGGATTAAATGTTGATATTAATTTACCTTGGGATATTGTATTACAAAGAATACCAGAACATGAGAAGTTTTATATGCGGAACATTCTAAGTAGCGGGCACGATTTAGATCAAGAAGCTAATATAAAATTGTCTACAATCCACGGTGCCAAAGGGGGAGAAAGTCAGAACGTCGTTGTATTTTCTGATATATCCAAACGTATTTATGACAACATGTGGAACAATAGAGATGATGAAAGAAGAGTATTTTATGTAGCCATGACAAGAGCGAAACAAAATCTCTATATTATTCCCTCTAGTTCACAGTATCAATTCGAGGAGATCCTTTGATGATTGAGGAAAAAGAAGTAGATCAATTAAAAAAAGAAAAGAAAATTACATGGCAGTTACCGAGGTTCCCTGATGTTAAAGGTATTACCCAAGTAGCTATTGACTTAGAAACTTACGATCCAGAGATTAAAGATTGCGGTCCTGGATATGCTACTAACAAGGGTTTTGTTGTAGGTGTTGCAGTTTCTTTTGATGGCTTTGATGGATACTTTCCTATTAAACATGAGCGTGGTGCTAATCACTCAGAACAATCTGTAAAGAATTGGTTAAAAGCTTTATTCAAAGAAGATCCTGTTGTTGTTTTTCACAATGCTATTTATGATTTAGGTTGGCTACGTTGGTGGGGAGTTGAGTGCACATGCACAAAAATATACGATACTTTATTAGCTGCTCCGTTAATTGATGAGAATAGATTTAATTACAAACTAGATAGCTTAGCTAAAGATTATTTAGGGGAAAGAAAAGAATCTTATTTACTAGAAGATTTTGGTAAAGAACATGGTTTCAAAGCTATTGAGAATATGCACATGGTTCCTTCGGATATAGCCGGTATATATGCAGAACAAGATACTCGATTAACTTACAGGCTATGGGAATTTTTAAGAGTTGAAATTCAAAGACAAAATTTAATAGATGTATTTAATTTAGAAACAGAACTACTTCCTATTATTCTAGAGATGAAATGGAAAGGTGTCCGTATTGATTTAGAGAAAGCAGAAAAGACAAAAAAGTTTTTCAATGCAGAAGAGAAAAAAATATATCAGTCGATTACAAAAGAAACTGGAATTAAAATAGATGAGTCTAGTATCTATACTCCTTCTGTCTTACAACAAGTATTTGATAAAGTGGGAGAGAAGTATGCGAAAACAGAAAAGAATCAACAAATTAAAATAGTAAAAGATGATTTATTAGATAGCAATAATCCTATCATTCGTAATTTAGCTCTGGCTAGAGAATACAATAAGGCACATACCACCTTTGTTGACTCTTATATAAAGTTTGCAGTAGACGGTAGGATTCATGCAGAAATTAATCAGTTAAAAAAAGAGGACAATAGAGGCACGGTCAGTGGTCGGTTGTCCATGAGCTATCCTAATTTGCAACAAGTTCCTTCTCGTAATCCTGTGGTCGCTTCTAAGATACGATCTTTATTTCTACCAGAGAAGGGGGAGGAATGGGCATCGTTAGATTATTCTCAGCAAGAGCCTAGACTCCTCGTACATTATGCCAAAAAACACGATTTAGAGGGCGCTGATGCTATGGTTAACTTCTTCCTAGAGGGTAAGGACTTTCATCAGGTAACTGCTGAAATGGCAGGAATTTCTAGAAAAGAAGCTAAGACAGTGGGTTTATCTTTGATGTATGGCCAGGGAACAAAAGCCTTAGCCGGAAGCCTAGAATCCACAGAGGAAGAGGCATTAGCCTTGAAGAAAAAATATAATAAGAATGTAAGTTTTTTAAAAGATATTATGACAAAAGCTACCCGACATGCAGAACAACAAGGATTTATTAATACTTTGTTGGGTAGAAAATGTCGTTTCAATCTATGGACAAATAGAGATTGGAGTGACAAGAGAACAATGATGTATGAAAATGCTATCAAAGAATGGAGTTGGAATAATATTCAACGAGCCAATACATACAAAGCATTGAATAGAATAATACAAGGTTCAGCAGCAGATCAAACCAAAACCGCCATGGTGAATCTGCGAAAGGAAGTAGGGGTTTTTCCTATGATTCAAATACATGACGAACTTAATGTTTCCGTATCCAATCGGACCCAGGTGCAGGAAATAAAAGAGATAATGGAGTCTGCTGTTGAACTAAATGTTCCTGTCAAATGTGAAGCAAAGATAGGACCAAATTGGGGAGAAGCAAAATGAGTAGAATTGTATATCAAGATGGTAAATTATTTTTAAGTTTAACAAGAGAAGAAGTAAAAGAAGCTCAAGACAATCTTGGCAGACCTATTGAATTGGATATGGGTCAGCTAAAAGTATTTCAAGAAGACATTCACAAAGCTGCCATGGCTCACTGGTCTAAGGTTGAAGTTTTTGACGCTATAGAAGAACATCAGCGTTCTCAAAAGAGCACAAGTAAAAAGAAAAAATAGCATTATAGTCTCCACGAAATAACAAGGAGATTATAATGTTTAACTTAACTAATAGAGCAATGAACCACTTCTTAAACTTTTTTAAGAGTGATGAAAAAGAAGAATCAATTAAAGAGTTCTGTCAGTCTGAATACAAAAAAGATTGGTATGCAGCTTATATGACTTTCAAAGAAGAAGGTCGTTTTCCAAATTTTATTAGAAGAACTTTGTAAGAAAAGGGGCTAATGCCCCTAATCTTATTTCATTTTTGTAGTGTATCTTTTACCGTTCCAGGTAAATTCCTTCACGCCTTTATTTTTAAAGTGTCTAAATGCTTCACCAAATGAAACACCACCTTTAGATACTCCAACGTTAAAGTTTTTTCCACCAGACTTTTTGATGTTTGATCCGGCTTTAGCAGTAGATGATTTACTTGTTGTGCTTGCCTTCTTATTACTCATTCCTGCTTTAGAAGAAGATCTAGTAAAGTTAGCAAGATTCTTTTCCTTCATTTTTTTGAAGTCAGACATGGCTTTTTTCTTTTCGCCTCTGGTTACTTCTTTACCTCTAGCAGTTTTACCTACTATATCTGAGTCTTTTTCTTTTTTTGGTTCAGATTTTTTACCTCTAAATGATCTGTGTTTTAGTGCGGGCATTGCTATACTCCTTTTGTGTTTGCTACTATTTCAGCTAGATGTTCGCAGCGTCGAGGGGTCTGTTTATGCCACTTCGAATCCTTCATCTCAGCCGAGGCGGTCTTCCAATCCTTGACTCTCATAGCTTTCCACATTTTTTTAAACTTGGAAACGCCCGTGGTCCCTAGTTGAAATACCATCTCTAGTATAACTTCTCCTACGTGTTGTGGCAAGTCGTGACCGATATTATCTTGTATCAACATATCAGCTCCCGCTGCCGCTCTGTTTAAATCTATTTCAAATAACTCTGTGATTTCATCCATAGGTATCTCTACCCCTTCAGCAAATCTTTCTCTTTCATGCGGTTGTACCAAATGGCCGATGCCCACAGTGGCTTTTCCTAGAGAATCGAGATACATAGATGTGCGCAGACCTTCATGGTCCTGCACCCGTGCTTTCAGTGCGTCTGTAATTTTTATCATTTTCCACCTATACCCCAATGTATTTCATGAGGGTCTTTAGTTTCCTTT